ATCTGCCCAACCACTAGCTCTTTGCTCTGAAGAATAAGCAGCTTCTTGAAAGTCTACTCCTCCTGTAAATGTAAGTGTTTCACCCTCTGCCGCACGAGCTACCCCTTGGCATTTCACAATTGCATGAGCACCAAAGTCGTCGCCTTCTAAACCATTGTCCAATAAGTGATCGTTTAGATTAAACTTAATCTCGGTGTTCCCACTTTCGCCTCCATTTGGCTGTACTATATGTAAGGTCGTACCAAATTGTGCTACATTAGCAAATTTCCCAGAGTGATCGCCATTCATAATTGCATTCCTAAGACTATTTATATTGTTCCACTTATAATTCCAGAAATCTACCGCATAAATATTATCAACCCCTAATTCATCCATTTCAGCCTGCGAAAGAGGACAGAACCATTCTTCCTGAAGATAAAATTCAGAATCTTCATCCGTCACTACGCTTCTTTCCCATTCACGCCACCCTTGCGCCCCAGAACCACCACCAGTAGTACTAACATCTCCCAGAAGATAATAACGAATTGTCTTTGGATCCTCAGAATTATCAGTCAATTCAATATAGGCTAATTTCTCCCTATTCTCTGGTATAGAGTTATCTACAATACAATGTTCGGGCCATAATTTAAGCGTTGAGTACCCCCAGTCCTTAAGGTATCCTGCTTCTTCAAACGCAGGCAGACCAGCATCACCGCCAAGATGCTGACCATGATTCCGTCCGGGTGGATAGTTGGTGTTGGAATTGGGGTACACAGTTAAATACAGAGGATACCTCCTCCAACTTCGCGACCAAGACCATGTGCTCCCTTGTGGGTGGGTTTGGTCACTAGGGGTGGGATCTTCTGCACCAAAGTCAAAGGTTGCTGATGCTGTACCACCAACAGGTGCCAATGTATTCACAACAATCGTATCAGCTCTATCTGGCCCGCTTACCTGCCCATTTAAATCAGGTTCTCCATTCTCCGTGAAGTAGAACTCTGAACCTGAAGTTGCATCTGAACCACCACTTTCTTTCAACCATAGATAATTCTTTGTATTGGTTGTGTTATTATCTGAGTTAACCCCCTTGAGGGTTAGTTGACATCCTAATTCAGTATTAGTGAGATGGGCACCCGATTCAAATTCATTAGGCTCCCAAGTTTTTACACTAGAGTTGAAGTCAATCTCTAATATACCACCCTCATGGGATACAACAGTTTCAATCCACTCGGGACCAAGAAAACTACCAAAGGGATACCCAGTAGGATCCGCATCGTGGTTAGCTGGATCAACTACTGGATCCGTCGTATCAATTGCCTGACTCCCCCAAGTATAGTCTTGACTTTCAACCCAAAGCTCGGAATCATGTTTTCTATCTACAGCTAATGCAGTTAAGTAAGTGATGTCTGCACCCTCAAAATCACAATAACCTTCCCGAGCAGGGTACGAGGTGCCATCGAGTTTCTTTAGAAAATCATCACCCTCCCCACTATGGGTCCACATCAAGCCCGCAGGATCTCGGGATAATCTTCCTTCAATACTAGTAAACCCTGCTGTAACATCCTTATTGAGTATAAGAGTTGCAGAGCCTACATTAACTGTTCTTAAACGATCTCGTGCTGGTATAGAATTAGGATTCCACATTAAATAATTGTAAGTCCTCCAGTCCATAGTACTCCATCCTTCGACAGTGGTTGGGATACTAACAACTGTAGTACTACCTATGTCTTCAGAAGCTGTAATCTTATAAGCCCTATAGGCACCTAATGGAGTGACAAAAAAATCTGCCTGACTATCTGGCTCATTAGGATATTCTAGCCAGTTAACAGGTAGCCCGGTATCTATGATAATGAGAATCGAAGTATTAGCATCTACTTCTGTCCAGCTGTAGTAAAGCTGGTCAAGTTCAGAGGAATCTGTACTTAAAGTACCTAAGTTACCTACCCATTCAGTACCATTTCTTTTATCTATTGAAGATTGAGTAGTGCAGAAGAAATTAGTTAGCTTGTCACATTCTGAAGACAATCGTTTCGAAGGAATCTGTCTACCAACACCCCCACTAAGGGTATATATAGGTATTTGTATTGGGAAATATGAGAGTGCTCTTGTATCTCTAGGCATTAAGTGGTCCTCCAGTATCTAAACCTTCCGGGGTCATTATAATTACCAGATCTATTATGTATATCCCTTAGTTTCCTAGTACCTGCTCCAAAAACAGTGCGTCTCTTATCATCCATATCACTACTTCTACCTTTCGTAGTAAATAATACTTCTAGCTCTTGTAGATATCTGTCGGATTGTACGTCACCTTGAACAATCATTTGATATTGTCTAGCCGACTGAGCCATAATAGCTCGTTGAACCACAGTATCCATATCTTGCCAGTTTACTTTAACCACCATTTCCACATAGTAATCCTTGCTTGCAGTCCATAGATCTGTTTGGTCTGTGACATTGAACAGATACTGAGTAGCTGTATCAGAATCATCAGTAGATCTAGCTACTCCAATAATTCTATAGCTCTCAGAATTAATATGATCAGAGATAAGCTCAGCAGACAGAACATTGGTTCCTAGTATAACTTGTCCTCTAGTATCTAGATTATATTTCTTCATGAATTTATTATTTGCAAGACCTCGGAACTGGAAGTCTGTTAAAGTACGGTCAAGCACACCTTGACAGACCCCAGTATCTACACCACCAAGGTCATCTAGGTTATCTACCGTGGATTCTCCTGCCATCAGAAGCATGTGATTAATCGCATCAAGCTTAGATATCATACCCATGGTAGTTCTCCTATAGTTAAGGGTCAAAGCCTTCCTAGGCCCGTTAAGACCTAGGAAGGCGAATTTTTGTATAGTTAAACTATACTAAATCAAACTCAAGCATCACCCCAAGCGTCAGCATCCATTGCAGCCAGAGTAGCTACAGCAGACCGATCTTGATCCGCAACAGCACCAGCTCCGGAACCAATTTCGTGCTCGGAAATGATAGCAGCACACTCGGGACGCAGAACGCCCGTACCACTCATCATCGAAGCGACTGTGAACTGAGTGTTTCTTCGGATGTCACCAACCGAATCAACTTTCAGACCCTGAAGTCGGACATTGCCGATGCATTCAGGGGTCCAGATCGCTGCCTTGACACCGGCAGAACCAAACTGAAGGTTGTACTTGGCTTCGCCAAGACCTTCAGTCTCGTAAGTGCCGCCCGGATCGAAGTCACTGTTGAAGTTAGCATCAGTAACATTACCCACATCATACGCCGTCGTAAAGACATGATTACTCTTAATGATTCGGCAACCCATGTACTCAAGAGAGTCATGAAGTTGACCAAGACTCTGCTTCCAACCAGCACCAAGTCCACCCTCACCAGCAACGCCACCGAAGTAAGGCTGGCGACCACCATCGTCAAGATCTGTCGAAAGACGAGCAACACCCAACGAACGGATGTCCATGAAACACTGCGGAGTGACTGCCATGAACAAGTTGCCATAAGGAATGTTGCTTTCTTGAAGATGGACGATGAACTTCTCAACACACTCAAGAGCTGATAAAGCTCCTGTCGCCCGTTCTGTCGACGAACTTGTTTGAATACCCCAGTGCTCAAGCTCACTAGTATTACCATCGTTGTCACCATACATAACGCTGTCAAGGCCCATCGATGGACGAGGATCCTTGGCAAGCTGATCACTGAGAGCAGCTCGTACAATATACGAGAACAACTGCTTGTCTCTAGTATTAGCCAGAGTCATAGCAGCTTGACGTGCGAGCTCACTACGGAACTCCCACTGAGATAACATGAGATCCACGTTGTCAATCTCGAAGTGAGCGGCCATTGGTCGCTTATCAAGCTTGACTTGGAACGTAGTTGCCTTGGAGTTCTGACCACCGATCAGTTCCTCACCAGCATCCCACGTTGGACGAAGGTCTACAGTACCCGTGACTGGGAACTCGACCGTAGTACCACTAGCGATAGTTCTGGATGTGACCAGACTTTCGAACATGTTGTACTCGTCATACGCATTAATTACTTCGCCCGCCCAAATTGGAAGCCAAAGTTTACCATCACCAGTATCCGGGTTTACACCGGATGTGTAGTCAGAAACACCAGTGTTTCCACGATAAGTTAAGCCGGTGTTACCGACATTATCACCTGTAATAAAAGCCATAGGTTTTTTCTCCCTATAATTAAAACTATTAATATAAACGGAATTTATACCAAGTTTTAGATTATTCCCGAAGGAGTCTTCTACTGGGGGTTCCTATTAGCTCTGACATTACCTTGCCCTTTATCCAAAGGGGAGGCGTGGTCAACTTAAACAGTTACCAAAGGGTCCGCATTAACCCTAGAACTGGGAAATAGTATTCCAGTCCGTGATAGACATTCTGGATTCAACCATATGTCTATATTGTGGATCTTGCTGAAACTTAATGTTGTTACGTTCCTTAGAAAATTCTGACTTCGAAGAGTAAGGCCTAATACCCACTTCGCTATCAGGAGCTGAAGCCAAGTTCCTATTAGGAGCTGGCTCAGCTTGTTTCTGAGAGGTCACAGCTTGTTCATACATAGATGATAATCCACGAAGGGTCACCTCATATGACGGTGAAGCCAATCCTATGTTCACCATCTGCTGGTCATCTTGAGATAAACTCGTAGAAGCCCAGTCAAATATTTTTTGTAATTTTTCTTGTCCCCCAACTACACTGGAGGCCTTTGCAAAGTTCTCACGTAACCTAGCCTTCTGCCCAGTTACGTAATCATCGATCATCTTTTCAGAGAAGCCAGTCTTGGTCTTGATACTCTCTCTAGTTTCAGTAGAGATTTCACCAGTAGCTGCCATCTCCATAGCCCAAGCATCATAAGTTTCTTGATCTACACCAATGGTTGCAGCTTCAACAGCAGAAGCTTCTTCCTGTACTTGTTTCTGAATACGTAACTCTGGACTTTCAGAAGTTA